TACGGAATCTATCTACATCTACTTTATGTTGATGATCTGCCCATTGTTCTATCATGGACCTATAATCTTTTTTAAAGAATTGTTCAATTTCAGGTAATGACTTTAAAGCTTCAGGTTGTAATTGTTGTTGAGCCTCTTCTGATTCAGGATCTAATCCTTGTTCAAGCATAGCAGCTAACATTTTAGTTGAAGCATCTGCCATTAAAGTTTGTTCTACTTGACCTCTTTTTTGTTCAAGCATTTCATTATAAGAAAAATCATCAACTGCTCTATAACTTAATCTAGATGATCTTTTTGCAAACTCAGCAGTAAGTACATTAATAACATTAGGAATAATAGGATAAAATTTTAATTCTAATGCAGATGTCTCATTTCTAGTTAACATATCTACTACATCACTATATTCATTATCCTCTTCAACTATATAATCAGATCTATCTATAATACCTTTTGCAAGCTTGTAGTTTTTCATCAACCTTCTTGCATTTTTTCTCAATTGCTTTAATCCCTGCCACTCTAACCAATCAACATTCCATGCAGCCCATTCATCATCTTTACTTTTTTTTGGTAAAAACTGCAAAGGTTGGGTAATACTACCCATTCTATTTTGCTTTGTTTTAGCACCATTTTTAAGTTGCATTGCATTAAGTACTTGCATAATTTTTATTTAATATTTTTAAATGGTGATCTTTTAAAAGACCCTCTTTTCATACTCCCCTTACCACCCATATGTCTAAAAGGACTCTTAGTTAATTTAAACAAATTTTCTGACTTTTGCAAGTTTTTAGCTGCATCGTCTTTAACTATTCTTTTATTATATCCTCTATTAGAATGTTGTATTTTCATAAATCCAACTAAAGCTGCAAATGACACCAACCTATCTGTATTAACACCTATAGCATATTCTCTCATTTCTTTAATTAGCATTGGATCAGGTATTCTTTCAATTCCATAAGTAGTTTTAACTACTGTACCATCAGGTTTTGTTTCTTGATCTAATTCTTCTTTGGTATATTCTATAGCATAACTAAGAAGATGTCCTTTAAATAATGTTCCTGTATTTTTCCATCCATACTCCTGGAAAACGTTAGCATTAGATCCAAGATCTTTTAAAAACATAATCTGACCTTTTGGAACAAGATATCTTTGCTTTTTTCTATGTATCATATATTGAATAAATAACGATATGTTATTTTCAACTAATGCCCATGCATTATACCATTCTATAATTAATTCAAGCCGGTTATGTGTTTGGTTAATATCATCAAACCTACCACACCATGCTGCAACAATTTTATCTTGCTCTATATAAGTTTCAATTTCTGTACCATTTATATTAGTCACTTCAACAGGTGCTTTCATTATATAAATAGAACATAAAGATTCTGATGTAGTAGTTTTACCTTCTGACACAGGATCTATTGATGCATAATAAGTTTGAGCAAATACTGGATTTTTTATAGGTCTTTCCCAAACCACAAGACATCCTGTTTTATCCTCTGTTTTTTTCCTAATTGGAAATTCCATAATAGGACTTTTATTACTCTTCTTTACTGCAGGTTTACCTTCACCATCAGCATAAATATCTAAAAATTCATAACCATACTCTTTATCTTCTATTCTTCTTTCTTGTGCTGTAAGTAAATGAGGAGGAAATACAGATACTGATCTATGATCAAATGCTTCTTTAATATTCCTAGGATGTTGAGAAATTCTTAGTTGATATTCCTCTGGAGGTAATTCTTTTTTCCATATTTCAAATTGATTATTTAATGCTTCTAATGATTCTTTAACATTAGAGTTACCATAATCATCAATGTGAGGAGGCATGGACCATTGCTCAGGAATAAATAAACCTGTTAAACCTTCAGTACCCTTATCATCTATTAAATTTGTCTCTATAGCATAAACATCATGAGCTATAGGATTTTGAATCATTTCCTTTAATGGATTACATTGTGATAAATCACCTACTGATCCTGCAGCTATAAACATACCAGTTGTTGTAAGTCCTGATCTCATTGCAGGTCTCATATACTCATATGTTTTATTCATTTTAGGTGCAATCCCTGCTTCTTCATGAAAGAAAAATTTAACTGGACCACCAACTCCATTTGTTGGATCTTTTTCAAATGACATACCTTGTATAGTTCCTTTAAGACCAACTTCAGTTTTACGATCACCTTTTCTAACCTCAATCTTTTGTTGCCACATCATAACTTTATCTGGTGACATGGGTCTATACCAAGCAGTGTGTTCATTTAAAAATGATGCATATTCTTGTAAAAATTTCCAAGATCCTTTTTCATTTATATAATCTTTTAAACTAGCACCTATTTTTAAGGTAACACCTGGCTCAAACCATTGTTGGTTTATTAATTTAGCCATATGATAATATGATGATGCAATCTGACGTTTCTTTAATATAGCAACATGCATATAATTTAATTCTGCTAATAATTCATATAATGCCATATGATATTGTGCATCTCTTATATCAGCAAAACCAAATTTTTGAATTTCCTTATTGAAAATTGGTAAAAAATTTAACCACATGTAATACTCTCTTGCAAGAAACCAGGTTTTATCTTTATCTTTTATGATAACACCCTTTCTACATTTAGCTTTTTCATTATCCCAGTATTTTATAAAATCACTTGATTTAAAAGGAGCTGTGCAATATATCCCATTAGTTTCAAAATTTTGAGATTGTTTTACAAATACTTCACTTGTAATTTTATTAAATAAATATTCTCCAGGTTGTTTAAATAATGTTTTGATAAAGTCAGCAAAGTCCTCCCTAGTCTTAAAACTGGTAGTTATCCATTTTTCATTTTCATAAGTTGGTATGTCTTCGTAAATTTCACTCATTATGAGTCATATGCTAATCCTAAACCTCCACGTACTCTTGATGATTGTTCATCTTGAAGATCTTTATATGCTCCTTTAAATGAAGATCTAATTGCTTCAAAGTCTTTTGCAACTGCACGGATTTGAGATATGTTACCGTCTCTACCATCTGTAATTTGAGTATTCTCCATATATTTTGCTAATCTATCTAACATAGTTGAGATACCTTTATAAGCTCTGGATGTTGGTGTTTCAAACATTCTTTGACAAAACTGTAGAGCTGTAAATATATCTTCATCTTCAGTAGAAAATTCTGCTTCAATTTGCTGTAATATAAGAGTTTCTTTATCCATTTGAGGAGTAAAGAAAAAAGGATTAAGATCTGGATTAGGACATGCCATATAGAATAAATACTGATAAATTTTTAAATATTCTTCAGGGTAGTTATCCATTACATCTTTTAAAGCTTTTAAAGTAAAGCAATGTTCTGTAGGAATTACAATTCCATTCTGTACATCAAATAGTCTAGTTAAAATCATTTTCTTTTTATTTTATCTTTATTATCATTTAAAAAATAAAAAATGGATAAAACTTCATCTATTAAATAAGGGACTGATATTACATCTACATCTTTAACAATAGGTTCTCCATTCTCATCTTTCTTACTTATAGGGTAACCCCACTTATCTTCATCTTCAATTTCAAATGAAATATGATGTAAAAAAATCTTACCGGGTTTTAATTTAGGGTTATGCTTTAATATAATATACATATAAATACTTAATTGTAAAGCATAATGATTAAAATTACAATCATCTAGATTTGTTATTGGGGTTAGCATTTTCTCTGAAATACCTTCCCAATTTACAAATGATTTCGTTTTAATCTCTTTGTTAGTTTTATAATCAATTACATTAACTTTACCATTAACTACTTCAACTAAATCAGACTGACCACAAATTCCCTTTGATCTTAAATAAACCATATGCTCAGGATAAACACCTGGTTCTAATTTTTGTGAAGGTGAAAACTTTATTCCGTTATTTGCTTCTATAGGTTTAAATACAGGAATATTTATACCCTCCCTCTCTATTGAAGCAAAGGAACATAAATCAGATTCTCTTTGGTCATGATAAAATGATCCTAAATCAGTAGCACGTTTTGCTTCATTACTCCATATCTCTTTTATAATTTTAGGCTCAAGACCAAACCATTTTGATTTTTTATTTTTACTAACTTTTTTTGCAACTGCATTTGCATCAAAAGCATTTTTAAAATAAGATACTAATGTGGTTACACTTATCCAATTTATCTTATTATCATCAACGCTTTTATAACTATGATCTTCTGCATTAAATACTATCATAAGTTTTCTAATTTATCTTCTTCTTCAACTGTGACAATAGATTTCCATTTATCTAATGGACAATCTGATGCAAGTGATCTTGTTTTTAAACTTAAAGAGCACCCACATTCATTACAACATGGACCTGTACCTTTTACAGCACAGTCCGTACCTTTACTAGTACATTCATTGCACATACTATACCTTAACGCAGCAATTTCTTCTATTGTTTCATCACGTATAACTGAATTAGTTATCCCTTCAAGAATTGTCTTTCTGTTTTGCCAGATTAGTTTTAGAGTATTTTTCATTTTTAAAATCTTGTCTTTTTTCTAATTCGTTTTCTATTTTAATATTTAGCTTTTTTAATAGTTTTAATTTTTCCTCAATATTTTTTTTATTATGATAAGCACCAAATGTAGAAATATCGTGGTTATTTAAAACTTTTTCATAATGGGGAATTGTATTTTTAACTTTTCTCATTTTAAGTACAAAATGACCTAAACCTTCAACGTTTAATCTTAAGTCCTCTATACTTGACATTCTTTTTTTTAATGTCTTATAATAAAAATGTACTAAGTCATCTACAAGTTTTTCTGAACATTCAAACTCATCTGTTATTTCTGGATATAAACTATTGGCTTTCTTTGGTATCATTTGAAATAAGTTTATAATCTAATAAAATTACACCTTTAGTTTGAATTTTTAAATTTGGATTAACCCTAATAAGTTTTTTATTAGATTCATCTTTAATAACTAATCCATTTTTCTCAGCCTTATTAATACTATTTCTTACAGTCTGAGGTGATTTAAAAATCCAATCTTCTTCTGAAGATGCATCTAAACAAAAATTACTAAGTTCTATAGGTTCATTAAAACTTAAAAGAGTTAAACAATTTAAATCAGCCTCACTCATTGTTATACGACTTATATAACAATGAGTTAAGATCTGAAATTTTACAATCTCCCATTTAGCTAATCTTACTTTTTTCTGTACTTGATTTACAAGTGCCATTAGCTTTTTCTTAATTTCTTATCCTTACCAGCTGGTGCTTTAGTTTCTGGTTTTGGTTGAGAATGAGGTTTGTCTGGTTGTGAAGTACTAATATCTTCTTCCGGTCCCCGTATTGCAGTCATCATATTTGCATACTGTATCTGCATGTTAGCTCTTTTGAATCTAGATTCTTCTACTTCAGTGAGTAATTTTTCATACTCAGCTTGTGATTTTAAATAAGGAAGAGAGTTTTCATAAAATTGTTTCATCTCATCTCTTCTTTCTTCTAACTCTTCTGGAGTTAATTCTTCTTCTACTTGTTGGTTATCCATAATATATTATTTTATATTTATCACAAATATACTAAAATAGTTTAAATATATAATGTTTAAACAAAAAAAATCCAGACATATAATATACCTGGACTTTAATATAATTTATTTAGTTAACTATCTATTTTTAATAGTAAAGTTTAAAACAGTTAGTGCATAAAAGTTTCTTTGGTTATCTATTTCAATTGATAAGATATCTATTAAAGATATTTTAAGTCTTAAAATAAACGTCTTATAGTTTGGTTTATCTTTTTTCCAACCATTTCTTAATTTCATAATTAAATACTTTTATTTTTTTCTACTTCTTGTATCATTTCAAAATGAATCTTAGCAATCCTATCTCTTCCGTCTTCTGATAAAAGGTAATCATGACAGTTATCTGAATTAGTCATAAAGAAGTTTTCACTTAGAATTGCAGGCATAATAGTTTTTGATAAAACCCAAAAATTAGACTCTTGATCTACATCACCATCTGAGCGTGTATCTTTTCTAAAATATTCTCCTGGGAATTCTGCTTCTGCTTTTTCGTATAGTATTGTTGCAATTTTATCTGATTTTGTTTCTCCAACTGATGTATATACAGCCCACCCATTTGCTTCTTCACTACTAAATCCATTAGCATGTATTGAAACATATATGCAAGGCTTACCATCCATATTCATTTGCTGACGAGAAATATCATTAGCTTTATCTGTCCTTTTACTTAAAGGAACATCCTCTTGAGTATCAACCAAATTAATTGCATCAATTCCAGCTTCTTCACATAGCTTCATTAATCTTTTAACAATAGCCCTATTAAATTCTCCTTCATATAGGATTTCTCCATCAGGCCATAAAGGTGATCTTTTACCTGCTGTTTGATACTTTCCATCAATAATTCCACCATGACCATTATCAAATAGCCATAGATATTTTGATTCAGATGATTGAGATGTTACATCAATCTTATACTTAGTCCCACAATTAGGACATTTTACATCTTTACTCATTAGTTTATTTTAAAATGGTAAAAGGTTTCTTACATAAGCTCCAACACCTATACCAACTATTAATACTAACCACCACATTCTACCTACAAATCTTAAGAATGGACTAGATTTATTTTCTGCTTTTGTTTGTTTAGTCTCTTCTTTTTGTATGTTGACTTTAGTTTTTTCTTTTATTCTTATTGTATCTCTAATAAATTTATTTTCTATTCTAACTTCTCTAATGGTTTTTGGAATGTATATATTTTTATAAAATATCACAGTATCTTTAGAGGTAAAGAATTTTTGATAAATAATTGTATCATGTTGAATAAATGGAATACTATCAATTGTAGTAATGCTAATTGTATCTGATATAGATATAATCTCCAATCCTTTTTTTAATGCTTTATTGTAATGCCATTTAGCAGAACAAGTGGAAAACAAAATTAATATAACTATTAAATATACTATTCTCACTTTCTTAGTTTAGCTACTGCATCGACTACAGCCTGACCACCTATGTAAAGTACTGCGACATCTACCCATTCAGTAGATTGTATCATACCAAACCCTACAAAGAAACTAGCCACAATAAATACGCTTAGCTTCTTACTTATAAAATAACCTAAAAAATTATCTATCTTTCCTTTCATATCTATTTATTTATTATTAAACCTTTAAGTCATGAATTGCTTGTATTATTCTAAGTTCCATAGCTTGCATCTTACCAGTGATGTCTGCTATAGAGCTATCTGCTTTATCTCTATTCTCTTTCACCTCGTCCTTTAAACTTTCAACTCTTTTATGTAAAACCTTGTCAATAGCTTCAAGTGTTTTTACTCTTTGCTCAAGTAAACTAACTGATCCTTTGATTGTATACCAAAATCCAAGTGCTCCAGCTCCTGCAAATAATATACTTATTATTGCATTTAGTCCAAATGTCATTCCTTCTACCTCCATCTCTTTTATTGTTTAAACATTAATTATACACCTGTAATCACTTTATGTAGGGTCATAAGATTAGTTACTAATGAAGAACCATTTCCTCCAACTACTTGTCCCGTAACACTTAAAGTACTTGCTGTTGTTGTATCTATTGTAGTAACTGTAACGCTTCTACTTCCTTTAAAGTCTTTTGTAAGGCGCTTATTAAAAGTCCAATCAATATTAGAAACTACGGAACCAGTAGCTCCTATTGACCTAATAGTAAAATCCATTTCTCCCTCCCAAAAACTTTCACCTGCAACACTTATATTTTCAAGCTGTACTGTTATCTCTCCTAAAACTACACCATTTTGATACACTTTAAGAGTAAAATCATCAGCGCTATCTCCTAGTAGTATTCCTCCTGCCATTACAAGATGAAAACTATCTCCAACTTTAAATCCATCTGCAGGAACAGCTAAAGAACCTTGACCTGTAGCTGGTAATAAGCTTTGTTCAGTTCCTCCAGTTAAAGTAGCACTATCAGATAATCCTACATATAGAGATGTGTTTAGTAAATTTTTTATGGTATCTATTGGCGTATAACTCATATTTTTATTTGTTTATTTAATTACTAATTAGCAGCGTCCTTTACCTTCCGCTCCTCTTCAATTACTTCCTCCTTACCAACTTCTTTTACTTCTCCGTCTTCTTTTACTATTTCATCATATAGTTTAAGTCCACCTTCATATTTTCCACCTTCTTCCATAGTCAGGAAGTTATAGATGTCAGCTATTGGGCTTATTTTTGCATCAATTTTATCTAATGAAAGTTCCTTGAAAAATTCTTTAAATTTATCCCCTACCATTCTTATTGATTCTACTAATACAGGGTCTTTGCCTAATTTCCTTGATGCTTCATCCTTGTAAGTTCCCATCTCAACTTCTGCGTAGTTTGAAACATAGTTTATCTTTAAAGAAAGTATACGAACATATGCTGCACTGTAATAATCTCCAAACCTTGTATTAACTTGTATTTTTATTGCCATGTCTGTTTTATTTATATGTTTTATATTATTATCCAATCAGAATTATTTGATTGTACTGTTATACTAATCCATTGCGTTAAATCAATAGTTAAATCACCATTTATTTTTTGACCTAAAACAGGCGTTAATGTTATTATTCCAGTTGCACTATTTACAAGTGTATAAGTAGTTCCCTGAATGCCAATAGCATTTGGTAAGGTTACTGCAAAATTAACATTACCTGTACAGTTAATTGTTTCATTTGGATTAACAAAAATAGTGGCTAATGCTGTGTTAATTAATGTTGGGCCTTGTGTTGTTGCATTTACAGTCACAGCTCCAGTTCCTCCTATTGGACTAATAGTAACATTGGTTCCTGCCACTATAAAAGAAACACCACCGGCACCACCACCTGTAGTTTCTATCCAAACAGCAGCTCCTACAGAAGCATCTACTAATTTATATGACTTATCTGCTGTAACATCTATCCATTCAGAACCTACAGCATAACCTGATCCAGAATCATCAGTTACTGTTGGAGCAATTATAGCTGTCCAGTTGTTTAATAATATAGCTGAGGTAGTAGCATCTACATCTGAGTGTATTGTTACTGTTCCTTCTATGCCTGATATTATTCCTTGATTTCTTTCACTCATTTCTTATTTTTTTAATTCAATTTTTTATGCTGGTCCACCATCAAAAATTTGCCACCCCCTACTAATCATATTAGCTCTTGCTGTAGCAGCAGCTCCGGCTGAATACTTAGCTGATCCTGCTGTAAATCTACAATCACTTGTTCCATAAGCATCCCAGGCAATTAATAATTTATCATAATTTAACGTAGACCATGGAATTGAAGCCATCATGTACCAAGCTCCACCACCTCCAACAGCTATTGTTTCTAAACTTGAAGGGTCAAAAGCACTAATATCTTGGTCAAATGCAAATGCTTCGTCAAACATTCTACCCATTGCTCCAACTCCACTTGTATCACTAATAGTAACTAAACTATTAAAAACAGGAGCTTTTCTAAATGTAGAACTTAGATTAAATAACAGACTTGAAGTAGTAAGAGTAACTGGACTATTAAATTCCAAAGCCGCATAAAACATAGATGTTGTGTCTGTCAACAATGGTGCATTGAAATTAATTGGTTGATTAAATTTTTTTGCATTAAGAAACATTGAATTCATACTCGTAACCTTACTTGTATCAAAAGTTACTGATTGATTAAAAACCCAATTATTATTAAACATTACTTGCATTCTGGTTACATTGCTTGTATCAAAATTAACTGGTTGGTTAAATACAAAACAATTCGTAAACATAGCATACATATCAATAGCAGAAGAAGTGTCAAACTCAACAGCACCGTTAAACATGCGGCAATTATCAAACATTTGGCTAAAATCTTGAACCCCTTTTGTATTTGGAGTATCAGTATAATTAGCAATTATGTTTTCACACTGATAAAAGGCATATCTCATGGTAGTAAAAACATTAGACCCCCAATTATCTAATGACATTAATTTTTTAGAATCTCTGTTATAAAACTCAATGCCATTAAAAGAACCGTCTATGCTTACTTGGTATGTTCCACTTGACGCATAACCATGTAGTAACTCAGCTTGGTCATAAGCTGTAATAACATCTGAAGTTCCATCACCCCAATCTACTGTAAAATTAACTGGAGATAAATAACCAAAAGATAGTTGAAAAGATTGGGTATTAGTAGACCCAGGCTTAGTAGTATCAATAGTCATTTTAAATAGAGGGTCTATAAGATTAGGAATCTCAAATTCAAGTGGTCTATATGAATTTCCAATTACTTTCACTACAACTCTCTATTGTCTATTAATATTAAAGTATTAGCATCAAGCACAGTAAAACCTACGTCATTTAATGTACCTGGAGTAGTTGACCAACCCCCATCACCAGCATCTGTTACGTAGTAGTATTCTCCTACTGTGTAGCCATGTGCTGCTGATACCCAAAGTCCTGTAGTTTGTACTTTTATTGCATCAACACTAACTATTTCTGTTACAAATAAAGCTTTTTGTTTAGAAGAACTTGTTGCATCTGCAGGAAGCAAATTACCTGTAGCTGTATCAATATATATAGCCATTAACTTATCTGTACCGGGCAGACTTAACCCATGCGCAACTTTAGTTATTGTTGCTACGGTAGTATTTGTTCTTGTTATTGTTGCAATCATATTAAGTTAGTATATCTACATACATTGTAGCAGTACCGTTACCATTGTAAGGTATAGCAGGCAATGTATCATTGTTAAATTCAAAAGATTGTGACCAACCATCTGGTCTTACAACACCATTTATTTGACCTCCTGAACCATCTATAACAATAGTTGCAGCTTTACTTAAAGCAGGTATTGTTCCTGCTCCTGTAGTAGAAGATGAAGTTAATGTTGTAGGGTCTGATCCTCCTGTTATATAAGTTATAGTACATCCACTATAATCAGTAGGATCTGGAACTATACTACCTGGTTCATAATATTGAACTGTAGTAAAACTTCCAGTAGTAGTGTCAAAAACTCTAATTTCAAGTCTAATTATATCTCCTAAAGGTGGAACTGGTCCTGGACAAGATATATTTACTAGTTCAGCCTCATAATCACTTCCACCAGTTGTAATAGCGGCAGCAATTTTATCTAATCCTAACAATACTTTATATTGCCAAGGCCAGTTATTACCTTTGAGACCGCTATTTTTTAAGTTCCCAATGCTATTTGACATAGTTTATTATTTTATTACATGAACAACACCTGTAGACTTGCTGTATAAGTCTCCTACTTTTAATCCAGCTGCCTTAGCAGCAGTATCATCTGCATATTCTCTAGAGTTGATTAATGATCCTGAGTCAAGTAAAAACTTTTTTACTGATCTATTAAGGTATTGGTACATTTGAGTCAGTTTTGATCTGTACTCAGGCATAACACCTATTGCATTGTCTGGGTTTTCAAATTCTTTTAAAGTTGCCATGGTATAAATTTTAATTAGTTACAAATATAATATACAAAAAATTATTGAAATAAAAAAATCCTTAGATGGTAGTCTAAGGATTTTTATTTATAAATTAGTTAGATTAAATCTACCATATTATTGCTATGGCATTCTCAGGAATTAAAATTCTCATTTTTTCATCAATCTCAATCTTTTCTCCAGTTTCTAATGAATATGATTGTACATATACCATATCACCTTTTTTAATATCTGTTACTTCAGTTCCTATTGCAAACACTTCTAACTTTTGCCATTTTTTCATAGCATCTGCCATAATCTTTTCTTCATCAGCACCGGAAAGTGAAATATTAGACTTTTTTAACTCTGGAATTGTAATTAAAACTTTTTTACCTCTTAGACTTTTCATATTATGCATTATATTTTTGGTTAGACATGAGAGGTTCATTAGCAGCTTCTCTCTCACCACTAATAATCTCTAATTTAATTTTTTCTAGTAATCCTACTAAAGCTAAGTTACCATAAGCTTCTTCTTTCAGTTTAACTTCTAAACCTTCTTCTTTTATATCAATTGATAATAGTACTGTGTTTTCCATAAATGTTTTGTTTGTTGGGTTACAAATATATAAATTTTATTTGTTTAAACTATAAACCTAGATGAAAATTTAAGATATTAATGATATAGATAGTAATACAAGAATAACATAAAGTAATATTACCCACCAACCTCCGTTTTTTATAATATCCTTATTATCCCGCACCGCTTAACATTCTATATTGTAGTAAATCTTGATAGGTTTTATTATTAATCTTAAATGGTTGATGACAATCCTTTTCTCTACAACGCATAAAATGCTGTATAGTTCCAGCAGCTGTAGTATATGTCTTATTAATGCCTACATAGGTAGAACCACATTCAGGACATGCATATTTAGCACCCCCTCTAGCTACTGAATAATTAAATTTATTTCTAGCATAAGGTCTAAGTTTATTATACACCTCTTCTAAACTAACAACATCACCATCGCAATAAGTATGCATATGATCTAATGCTTCTTGATCTTTTTTAAATATAATATCTATCCAAGTTTGTATCCCACCTGGATCTAGTTTTAAAGTTAGGTTAAAATACTTAGCTACTTCGGCAAGTTTATTAGACGGCAAACTCAAATACTTCTTACACATCTTTAAAGTATCTATCATAACATAAGTATCTCGCATTTCTAATCCATGGAACAAAGCTCTAGTACGTATCCACTTAATATCAAACCTATCTCCATTATGTGCTACTATCTCATCAGCTTTATCTAATACCTTAATAAACTCTTCTACCAATTTCTTATCACATTGCTTTTTTAATCCCCAATCTAAATGATGTACTTTATCAAATCCTTCCCACTTCCAAGAGATAGTCATTATCTGAGCATAGTTAATAATCTGATGAGGTAGTATTGTTTGATTCCATCCAGGTCTCCAAAAATGACCTTCACAAAATGATGTCTCAATATCATAGAATAATCTTTTCCTAGTCTTCATATGTTAGTTTTGGTTAATAGTTGGTTTTACAAACCCTTCTAAGAGAACGCCTACAATAATATACAAAAAAAAGATGAGGATTACAAAAGTACCCCTTCTGTAGGTGATAAGACTACCCCCCATCTGGCACTACCCATATTTCCAGGTTGTATATTTGAGGTTGTAGTGAGGCCTTAATAAAATGATCCCCGGGGTCTGCCAACAAGTTGGTCACCCCCCTTTGTTCTACAAGATCATTTTTCATATTTGCTCAT